AAGAGAAGATGAAGTCCGCAGAGTTGCGGCGGGCACCAAAGATCGGCGGTTGATCATGGATCGGCGTACGTTCCTGGCGTTGATCTTGTGTTGGTTGGTGCTCGGCGTGATGCTTGCGGTTGAGCTACGGCAGGGCTAGCGCCATGCCCACCAACGGGGCAACGGCACTAGGCCAAGTGTTGCGGTGGCCGGGGCACCGTTGCTCATCCGTGGTGGGTCCACCCATTGGCCATGTACCTTGACGCGGCCGCCCGCCCCGGGGCAGTCATGGCCGTCTAGGTGGGCTTGGGCTACAGCTTGGTAGGCCGCAACACTTCCGCCTAGCTCACGGACCGCGCGGGGGGTGACGTCCACTTGCCAATGGTGGCAACCCTGGCAGACAGCCACACATTCACTGGCCCGGGGTGGCTTGTTCACTTAGCTGCACCAACGATGATCACGGCCACGGCCAGGGCTAGGACAGCTATGGCCAGCACGAACAGGGCCACGGATAGTCTGACCACGGCACGCAACACTGACGCGGGGGCAGGCACCATCGGATCATTCATGGTGGCCAGGGTAGTCACCACGTACGGGATGGGGGGGCCGTGTCGGTGCGTGGTGCGTACGGCACGCGGGCACCCTTGCGGCGGTTACAGGTGGCGTGTGCCGGGCCAAGGTTCTCTAGCGATATGGGGTGCCCGCCTAGGGCCAACGGCACGCGGTGGTCTAGGTGCCACGCTTGCCAGGGCTGCACGGTGTCATGGCACACGGTGCAGGGTGCCGGAAGGGTGGCCGCCACGTAGGCCCGGACCGCCCGCCATTGGGTACGGGTGACACCTTGGTCCGCCATGGCCCGCCACCACCCGTCACGGTTGGCCATCGGTGCCACGCTTCCCGGCCGGATGGGCCGCTACGGATTGAGCTAGCTCTAGGTCCCGATGCTCTAGCGCGTACACCCTGGCCCAATAGGCGGACGGGGCAGACGCCTCCCACCCGCACCGGGTACACCACGCCATCCCATCGGCCGTGACGATTACGGGGTCTAGGTTCCCTTTGTGTGTTTTAGAACGTTTCGTCATGGCCGTCTGTACGCCGTTCTAACGGACTTTCTCGGGTGGGGTGGTGTGATCCGTCGTCCCTGACCTGGCAACCGCGTAGGCGGGCGTCTGCGCGTTCTAGCGCGGTCCAGGCGGTCCCTAGGTCATGTGCTACTTGCCGTAGGGCTTCCCGGTCGGGGTGGGTGGGGGTCATGGTGCGCAGCTCGGTTAGGGCGTCCACCACCAGGGCGTCCGTAGCGGTGGCCACCAAGGCCAGCCTGATCCGGGCTTGGGTTAGCGCGTCGATCATGGCTTAAGTCTGGACCGGACCACCGACAGTCTGTAACGCATCCCGTGGCGTAGGGCGGTTACCGTGCGTAGCCGCTTGGGCCAGCCATCCAGAGGGTTCAGGGCGTACGGGGACCCCCTAGGCGGCCGTGCCATGACAAGTGTCATGGACAACCGCCTAGGGGGTCAGTAGTCATCCGTCAGGACGAGGGGTTTTCGCTAACCGGGCACGGGGATTAGTCGTGCCCCGGGACCGGGGATTGTAGGTAGCTACCCGGACCCCCCGCCATGGGTGTCCGGTTGGGGGGTTCACCCCTGAGCGCATCGGGTCCGCCTTCACGGCGCGTGCTACCTACTCGGATGCCCTTTGTTCTCACTACACCCGGGGGCCAGCCGGTGGGCTTCACGCTCCCCCGCCCCTGCCGGGGACGGGATCACGGCGTGTCTTGCGTATGTGGGGGCGGAACCATGTAGCGTGTGCCCCGTTGTGTTCTAGGCAAGCGCGACAGTAGGTCCCCGCCCCCGCCAGGGCGGGGACCTAGCGCGTTTGCGGCGTGTCGCGTTCGCCCCGATGGCGGCCCCCCGGGCCGTCCCTAGCTCGCCACCACGCCCGTCCCCACCGCACGGCGGCCACGATGGCCAGCCCGGCCAGCAGGGCGGCCAGCCCGCCGCCACCCACCACTAGCACGGTGGGCAGGGTGGCGGTGGCCGCCGCGTCCATCAGGTGACCGCCCGCAAGATTCCCTGTACGGCGTCCAGCAGGGGCACCAAGTTTCCGGCGTCATCCCGGACTTGGTAGCGCTTCCACACCTGATCGCACACCTTGACCGCCAGGGCTTCCGAGCGGGCGTCCTGCGCAGCTTGAAACATGGTGGACATTGCGTCCCCGAACGTGTGCGTGGCCTTCCCATCGGTGCCGTACACCTTGAATCGGGTCCACACTTCGTCCGCGATTTCTTCCACACTTGGCATGTACTCAACCTCTCCATCCATGATCATCCGGACGGCCGCCCGGGCGTCATTCATGTTCAGTGGGTCCGGATCAACCTTGCGGTCCGGGGCGTATTCCTTGTGTGAGGTAAGGGCATTGGCCGGGTCCCACCCGTAGTGGGTCATCAGGGCCGCCACCCCCACCCCACCGCTGGACCGTTGATCGGCGGTCCACTTCTCCCCCGTCGTGTGGTCCGTCTCGATCCCGATGCAGTCGGTATTTCCGTACCCGGCACGGACCACCCCCCACGCTTGGCCGTCCCCGGCGTGGTTGGCCCGCCCGGCCGCGCACACGTGCCACGTGCCGTCATAGGCCAGCCACAATTGCGAGAGGGGGCCAGTCAGCCCGGGGCGGCCGTTGACGATGACGTCCGACCCGTTGGACGTCTCGCCAGCCGGGGACGCGTCATGGTGAAGCATGATCGCCCGGGGGTCAAAGTTGCCTGACACGGCACGGGTTTTCCACCCCGCCTCTTCGTACACGGGTAGCCCGGCACGGCGTAGGACGTCCGCCAGGTCCGTCAGCATGGCCACGGTCAATCCCCCTCGGACAGTAGGACGCCAGGGGGCAACGTGGTGTCCGTGATGACCTGACCGCAGACGCCACACACCACCGATGACAGCGGTGGCCCGGTGGGGTCGAAAGCTAGTTCGATGGGAATATCGGCGTTGGGGCATCCGTCCGTGTGACACGTGGCTGTAAACGTCTCCATAGGTAATGTGTCCCTTCCTGTCTAGCCCGGACCTGACGTGGGGGTCATCTGCACGGCCACGTACCGGATAACGCCCGTCCCTGACGTGGCCGCCCCGCTTGGGTTGAATGCGCGCAACGTGGTCCCACCGGCCGTGGTCCCGGCCGCCAGGGCGAACGTGTAACCGTTGGAATCGTGGGAGACAGCCACACACGGAATCACGCTGAATCGGCCAGCCGGGAACGTGACAGCGGTCCCCACGCCAGCGTTGATCGCCAGGGCGGCCGTATTCAGCACACCGGCCGCCATGGCGAACGGGACCGCCGTCTCTAGCTTGTCCGCTAGAGCCTTGATCGAATCGTCCCCTTGGTTCACGGGGTCGGTGTCCAGCGGGTACGGAAACCCCTTGGCGGTTGCGCTTGGCATCGGGTCCCTTCCTGTCTTACGTCAGTGGCGGGCCAACGCCCACCAGGTCAGCCCACGTCATGGCCGGGTCAAGGTCCGCCCACCGCCACGCCGGGTCCATCTGCCCCCACGCCACGGACCCGCCTTGGAAACTCGCATCGGACACGGTGAGCTCAAGCACCCACCGGCCGTCCGCGAACGTGTAGCGGCCCCCCTCTAGGTAGACACCTATGGCGGGTGCCCCCGGTGCCCACGCCGGTAGGTCGATCAGCCGCAACGGGCGGCCGTTGCGGGACGTGCCGTCCAGCAGGGCCAGCAGGGCGGCCACGTTGGCGGCCGGGGTGGCCGTGGTGTCCGGGGCGTCATCTACGGTCAGCCCGCCCGCCTGCCAGCCCTGCCCGGTGCGAGCTAGGACGGCCGTGGCCACCGTGTGGGCATCGGCGGCCGTGCGTAGCAGGGTGGACAGCCCTAGCCGCCGCACCCCGGCCACCGCTTCCCGGTCCGGGGCCACCAGCGATTCCGTAACCTCGGTGGTGGTCACCAAGCCGTTGTCGTCTAGCCCTTCCTGTAGCCAGGTCACGTCAGCTCGGGTGATGATGTCCGCCACCGATTGGGACCACGTGACAGGTTCGCGGGCCACATCACACGCGGACAGCGGTTGGAATCCGGCCGCCGCGTCCACGATGACAACCACCCCGGACACCATGGCCAGGGTATGACCGGACACCCGGGCGGACGGGTCTTCCACGGCCAGATACGGGCCGTTGACCTGATGGGTAGCGGACCACATCACGGCATCGGTGGACGCGGCCAGGTCACGCAACAGCCCGGCCGCCGCCCGGTGGTCCACGTCCACCCATGACACGGGGATGGCACCAGGGCGGGCGTCTATGTCCGCTGTCACCCCTAGCCCGGTCAGGGCCAGGATGCGGTCAAACCGCGCGGCCATCGGCTCAGCTAGCCACGGTTGGTCCCCCACGTACACGTTGGCCAGGTCCGCCGTGAAGTCCGATGCCGTGGCCCGCAGTAGGGGCGTCCCGGTGGCGTCATCCCACCCCATGGTTAGGTCCGTGACGCGTCCGGCGTACACCAGCACGGTGGACGGTTGCCCGCCAGCAGGGGCCAGGACGCCCACGTCGTCCACGTATGCGGTGGCCAGGTCCCCCCACGTGGTGTCCGCCGCCAGCGTGGCCCACGTGGTGGTGTCCGGGACGTCCGCCCACCGCCACCCCAACCCACGCCCGCCCGCCACCGGGGCGAGCTGGACGAACAGCCCTAGCCACGCCCCGGTCACGGACACCGGCAGGGTGCCGGACAGGTTGACCCACGCCCCGGTCCCGGCCGCCGTCAGGTCCCGGCCGGTAAGCACGGTGGCGGCCGCCGCGTAGGGGCCAGCGAACAGCACGGGCCGGACCGTGACCACCGTGTCCGGGGGGGCGTACACCCACCCGCCATACGTCCAGACCTGGCCCGGGGCGGTGGCCGGGATGGCGTCCCACGCCCCCGGGTCGGTGCCGGGGGCCGCGAACGGGGCCGGACCGATCACGACGGACAGGGCGGCCGCCCCGTTGACCGGGGCCAGCTTGAGCGCTTGGGCTCCACCATGGGCGCGGCGGGTGGACACGGCCGGGGCCGTGTTGATCGCGTTGGTGACGGCCGGGGGGTCGGACTCAAAACCGGGGTCGGGCCAGCCCGGCAGGGTGGCGGGCGGGTAGGTGATCCCGGTGGCCGTCACCCGTACCGGCGTGCCCACCGTGAACGTGTCCGCGAACGATTCCCCACCCGGGGCGTCCATCAGGTCAAACGCACACACCGATGGCTCGGGTTGGTCAACGGTGGACGCCCGCCCCCACGTGATGGACAGCCCGGACAGGGCGGTTGGCGCGTCCAGGGCGTCACCCGGTGTCCCGTCCGCCACCCGGACGCCATCGGCGTACAGGGTGGCCGTGGTGCCCGTGCTCATCCGGGCACCCCCACGCCAACGCGGACGCCAGCCCTGCGGCGGTCATCCTCGCGCAACACCTGGCGCAGCTTGCGGCCAGCGTCCACCCCGTCCAGCACGCCGTAGAAATTGAACACGTTGCCCCCGCCAGCGGCCGCCGATGCGGTGGCCCCGGGGGCCGCCGCCGCCAGCGTGGGGGACACCCCGGCCGTGGTGGCGGACAGGTTCACCCCTGGCAGCTTGGACAGCCATGACGGGGCGGACGGGAAGTGGATACGGCCGATCCACGATATGACGGACTGAATCGCGGCCACCACCGCATCCCACGCGGCGGCCACGGCATGTACGGCCGCCACGGCCGGGGCGGCCGCCGCTTGGATGGCCGCCCACACGGTGGTGGCGGCGGACTTGATCTTGGTCCACACCCCGGTCCAGTAGGTGGCAAAGTCTCGCCACTGTCCGGTCAGGAATGACCACGTGGCCGTGGCCGCTACCTTGATCGCGTTCCACGTGGCCACCGCCGCCACCCGTACGGCATTCCACACGGCCGTTACCACGGTCCGGAATAGTTCTGACTTACGCCAGAGTAGAACGGTAATGAACACCAGGGCGGCCACCGCCGCCACGATGGCCAGAATGATCAGCGACACCGGGCTAGACACCACGGCCAATATGGCCATGACCACGTTGATAACCATGATCGCGGCGGCCATGGCGGCCAGCACGCCCACCAGGATCTTGACCACGGTGGCGTTCTGGGCGGCCCACTGTGCCACCTTGGACAACGCGTCCGTGAGCTGTGTCATTAGTGGCAGTAGGGACTCACCCAAAGTGGCCTTGGCATTCTCCCACTGTGCGGCGGACCGGGCTTGGGCACCGGCCAGCGTGTCGGACTCGGACGCAAACTTGCCGGTAGCGTCCGCCGTCTGGCCCATGATCAGCCCTAGCGTGGCGTTCGCCTTGGCCGCCGATGCGGCGGACCCGGTGAGCTTGGACTGGCCCTTGGCGGCCAGCTCGGCGGACACCTTGGCCGCCGTAAGGCTAGTGCCGTAACGCTCTAGGGGGTCCATTTCACCCTTGAGCGCAGACGACAGGGCAGACACGGCGTCCGCCGTGCTGCCCCCGTAGGTGGCGGCCAGGTCCGCGCCAAGCTTAATCAGGGTGTCCGTTTTGGTGGCCACTTGGTCCAGGGGTAGCCCGGCATTCTTGAGCTGTGAGCCGATGACCGTGGCCAGGTTGCCGTACTCGGACGCGGCCAGCCCGACAGAATCGGCGGCCGCGTTGGCCCACCCCTTCACGGTGTCAGCGGACGCCCCAAACACCGCGTCTAGGCCGCCCATGGCCTGCTCGGTGGCCGATGCGGCGTCCACCGCACCCTTGCCAAACGCCACGATGGCACCCAACGCCAGCCCGGCCGGTACGGCCGCCTTGGCCATGCCCTTACGGAACCGTGACGCGGACTTATCCACCTTGTCCAGCCCGGTGGCGGCCGCCGCCGCATCCACCACCACCTTGATCCGCAGTAGCGCGTCACCTGCCATGGCGGGCGGCCCTTTCGGCTTGATCGGCTAGGACGTCTAGGACAGTGGCCAACGTGGCGTCATCGGTGTCTAACCACGCGTCCGGGTGGGTGTTCGTCGCTAGAGCTACCTCCACTAGTAACCGGACTCGGCTTCCGGGCCGGTAGGGGGGACGGCATCAGCGGCCCCGGTATCGGACGCGGCGGTCACTTCCTGCACGCTGTCCCGGAACCCCTCATAAGTCATCGTCTGGGGAATGACGCCGGTACGCCGGGACGCGTGCCACCCAAGGAAAGACAGCCACAGGAACGGGGCGGCCGTCATCGGCGGCCACTTGTGTTTGTAGGCCGTCATGTCATAAGCCACTAGATCGGCGTTAGTGGCTTGGATGGTGTAGGGGTCCCCCTCACCCGGCACCACGTACAGGGTGGGCGTGGTCAGCCCGGGACGGGCCGTCACAGGGCACCCCTGACCTTGCCTAGCGCGCTATCCACGGCGTCCCGGTACTCGCCCACCACCTGGCCCGTCCGGTCCGTTAGAACGGCGTAGAGCCACGGCCGGGGCCGGATGTTGTGCGGCCCCCGTAGCCCTACCCGGGGGCCAACGCCAAAGTGGATCGGCCGGGCGTACGTGGCGGCCGCCACCACGGTCACGCTGTCAGCGGTGGGAGCCAGGGCACGGACCGATCCGGCCAGACGCCCCGTGCGGCGTGGGGCGGTCCGTGCCCCGGCGTCCCGTAACCGCCTGCCCACCGCGCGGTTGGTGTCGGTCAGGTTGGCCAGCTCCCGGGCGGCCGTGTGCAGGGTGCGGGCCAGGGTGTCCGCACCCTCCACCGTTACGGCGTCGCTCACGCGTCCGCCCCGACCAGCTCACCATCAGCGGCCGCGCCACCCGTGCCGTAGGTCCAGGCGGGCGTACCCACCACCCCCCATGACAGGTCCGACGCCAGGTCCACGCCGTATTCGTCCCCGCCAAAGTCCAACGGTTCGATGATCACCTGTCCGGTGGCGGTGGTCCCGTCGGCCGTGTTGGCCGTGTAGGTGAAGTCCTGCACGGACCCGGCCGCGTCATGGGAGAGCGCGAACAGCCCGGCCGCCCCCGCTTCGGTGTCTAGGTCTACGTTCCCCTCTAGCTTGTACGTAAACGTGATGGCACCCGCCTTGACTGTGCCACACAGCTTGGTGGTGTCATCCTTCTTGTCCGTCTCGTGAGTGATGGACAAGCTATTGACTAGGCATGATGCGTCAATCGGGGTCCCCGTGGCACCGATGGTCAGTGTTCCCGGGCCAAATACTGGCATCGGATCATCCTTCCTGTCTTAAGTCAGCGAACGCGAGTATTCCACGTGAATTGGTAGGCCGGTAGGGGGTCGGACTGACCGTCCACGGCCAGCTCGTACGGGGACCCGGACACCGGCAGTCCGCCTAGGGCCGCTTGCATCCGGGACACCAGGTCACTGATGGTGTCCAGCGATTGACGGGTGCCAGCGTTGGGGGCCACGCACAACACCCGCCAATCGGCGGCCCACGTCCCGTCCGCGAACCGCAGCGTTACGGCCGGGGGCGTGATCAGCACACACGGGGGGTTCAGCTCGCGGGTGTCCAGCGCTGCCCGCACCCCACCAGCCTCTAGGGCGTCCCGTAGGTCCGCCATGGCTTGGTAGATCGTGGTGGCCATGCCCATCATCCCACCCGGGGTGGGGCGTAATACCCTTGGTGCAGTAGGGCGTCAACGTCCGCATCCCGGCGTGGCAAGTAGACCGCGCCATCGGTGAGGGGCTCCACCCCGGACGGGGTGTTGCGGCGTCGGTACAGGCGGGCGGCCAGCATGACCGCCCCTTGGGTCACATCAGCGGGCCACAGTCCGGCCGGGTCATCGTCCGGGGGTACCGGCAGCTCGCGGACGTACGCGGTGGCGGCCACCCATGCGTTGGTGGCCGCCACGACGTCCGCTATCAAGGCATCATCAGCGGCGTCCGTGATGTGTAGCCACGCCTTGACCTGGCCGGTAGTGATCATGGGTTAGACCCGGGACCGCCGCGAGCTGGACTCACCATCGGCGGGCGGGGGCGGGGGGCCAACGGCCGCCGTGTCCACGGACACGATGCCACCGGGGACCGTGATCCGGGACGTCCCCATTCCCCAAATGCCCACGTCCACGCCAAGCTTGGCCACGTCGTCACCCTCGACCGCGAACGGGCCATCTTCGGCCCATGACGCGGCCTGACTCGATCCCACCAGCAGCGTCCCGGCCGGTAGGGACTTGGCCTTGGTCACGGACAGCCCGGACACGTTGACCCGCAACGTAGCCGCGTCCGATGTGCCACCCACGTTTGACGTCCCGTACTGACCCGGTACCAGCCCGGTCAGGGTGCCGATGGCCGCGAACACGTCCGGGGCGGCCAACACCACGTCAGCCGGTACGCCAACGGCGTCATCCACCGTGCTGGACGCATCGAACAGCACCGGCAGCAGGGCGGCCAGGTCACCACCGATCAGCGGCCACGAACCGTCCGGGGTGGCGGCCGCCGCCACGGCCGCCGAAAACGCGGCGTCAGTGGTCACGGCGTACGCGATAGACAGAATCCGCGAGTAAGCCTCCCGGTAGGACGGGGATGACCGCCGCAGCAGTTGGTAACTGATGTCGGACGCCCCGGCGTAGGTGGCCAGCTCGGCGGACGCATTCTTGATCGACACCTTACGGGTGGTCACCTCGGTCTTTTCGGTGACCTGCTCGCCCACTAGGCCGTCATACCCGCCATCGTAATAGGGCCAGTTGAGCGTCATGCCAGAGTCACCAGCGGACGAGGGGCCGCCGAACGCGTTAACCACCACGCGGGCACGGTCCATGATGCCGACAATGGTTGTCAGCCATGACGGGGGTACCACGCCAGGGTTGTCCGTGGTGACCTGATCGGCCAGGGCGAACGCCAGCCGCTCATCATCGGTGATCCGCCCCTCACGGGCGGCCACCATGAACTCACCAAGGGAGGCGAACCGGGCCAGCGGGTGGGTGGCCGTCTGCACCCCAAGGAAGGGGGCCAGCTCGGCGGCCAGCTCGGCCGGGGAGAACGTGAACGGTCCGGCCGTGTCGGCCGGGGGGGCCGTGTCGTCCGGGGGGGCCAGCGTGGGGGGCATGGTGGTTCCTTCCTGATGGAATCGGGCCAGGGCTGCCCCGGCCGCGCCTATGCGTGCTTGGTTGAATTGGGGGACCGTGACGGCCGAGACTTCCCGGACCACGCCCCCCAACGGGATCGGCTTGTCCGTCCCGTCCCACATGGCGGCCCACATGGCGTCCGCCGTGTCCGCGTCCAGCTCCACCCCGACCGACAGCCCGTCACGCCACTTGAGCGCGACCTCGCGCATCAGCTCGGCCGCGCGGGGGTGGGATTCGTCCACCGCAAACGTCATGTGTAGGCCGTCGTCCGCGACCGTGGCGGCCGTGGCGTACCCGGCCGGGCGGTCGTCGTCGTGCCCGATCAACAGCTTGACCGTTGACAGGTCATCGGGGACAGACAGGGTGTCCCGGGTGAACACCACCGGGACCCCGAACCGTTCTGCCGGAACGTCCCACGGCACGGCCAGCCCGGACACGGACGTCAGGGTGGACACGGCCGCCGTACTCGGCCCGGCCAGGTCAAACCTGGCCACCGACAGGTCAGGGCGTGATGGAAGCGGGGGCATTGGACAGCCCTTCCGTAGCGGTGGGATCGGTCACGGTGGGCTCAAGGGTGCGGGCTTCCACGGCGGTCATAATCGGGCCACCGGATGCGGCCACCAGGGCCGCCACCCGTGCCGCGAAACCGTCCCGTAGGTAGTCCGTCACGTCGAAACGAACGTCGGTGCCGTAGGCCACGTGCAGGCCCTTTCGGACGGCCGTGGCCCCGGCGTCGGTGATGGTCACGGCGTAGGCGTCCTGGCTTAGCGTCTGCTCAACCGGGGCGGACCACGGGCGTAGGGCTTCCAACAGGTCCCGGCGTCTGTCGGTCACGTTGGCGTAGGTCATGGATGACCCCTCATCCACCCCTAGCGCGGACCCCGGCAGGCCAAACAGCCGGGCGATATCCTTGGTCACTTGGTCCATGACCTCGACTAGCTGTAGGTCCCGGGCGTTATAGCCGGGGGTGATGGCGTCCATGTACGCGTTTAGGAACCCCGTCCGCCCGGCCGCCCGGCCGGATTCCCACCGGGCCAGGATGGTGTCAATGGCGTCATCGGCAATGTCCGCCCCGGTATTCTTGAGAATCAGGGACGGGACGGGTTCGTCCGCGTACTTGGCGGCCGCACACATCAGGGTGGCGAACGTCTCTAGCAGGGGGGCACCGAAACGGCGTAGGCCACCCATGCCCGCGAAGTCGAATACCACCAGCTCGGATCGGTTGATCGGTTGGCCGTCCAGTAGCCACCGGGGCACCTTGTCCGGGTCGGGGTCCGGGGCCGGGATGATCCGGTCCGGGGACAGCCGGTAGAACCCCCCGGGGACCCGCCGCCAGACGCACCGATCGAACCACACGCCATCCCGGATGGTGTCACTGATGATCTTGAGTGACGTCCGGTCCGGGTCCGGTTGAGCTAGCCACGGGTAGGTGGCGTCATCTAGGCGGGTGGTGCCCTTCCACGCGGCCAGCCGGAACGTCGAAATCGTGCCCACGATGACCGCCATGGCACGCCGGACACCGGGGATGGACTCGGCTTCCGTGGCGAACCACCGGGTGGCCTTGGCTTCCGCTATCGCGCGGGTGATCGCGTCCGGGTACTGGACGGGGCGGGGTGCGGGTTCCATCGGCTCGGGAAGCGTGAACGCTGCCCGGGCGGCCGTAGCTGGACCGTCGTCCCGTTTCCGGGACAGTAACCCCATGGCCAGACAGCAGACACCCGCCCGGCCGCCACGTCAAGGCTTAAGCCATGATCAACACCGGACCGCGCGTGTCTTAAGCCAGAAAATGACGGTCCCCCTGTCCATGGCGGACAGGGGGACCGGGGGAGGGGCCACGCGTGGCTAGCTCTGGGGGGGTGGCCACGTGTGCCCGTGCGTGGCCAGGGGGCGGGCTTGGGTCGCTCACACCAACGGTTCGGACTAGCTTTCGCTGTGTCCTAGCTTGCGGTTATGGGCACCCACCCCCCGGCCAGCGGACAAAACGCTACCCCCGCCGCCCCTTGCCCGCCACCCCCTGACTTATGGCCGCACGCCGGGCGGACACGATGCCAAGATCATCCCCCGTCGTCTCGGCGTAGGCGAACGTGGCCGCCACGCCGTGCAGGGCGTGGGCGGTGGCCGCGTGGGCACCCATCCCGGCCAGGTTGGCGGCCGTCGTCCCGCACATGGGACAGGTGGTCCCGAACAGCTCGGCCAGGGTGATCCCGTGGTGGTCCAACGCGTGGTTGCGTAGGCCACTCTGGGACGTGAACCGCACCCCGCATAGGCACCACTGTTCGCCCCCCTCGGACGGCCGTGTGCCGTTCTGCCGGGCCGGGGTGGCCTTGGTGGACTCGGGGGCCACCTTGACCCCGTACGCGGTCAGGGCGTCCGCTACGGGCTCCACGATGGCCTTGGCGTGCGCGCCACAAAGGTCCACCGTGAACCACTGGGACGCCATGCCCACCGTGTACGTCTCGGCCGGGGTGTCCACGTCGTCCGCCTGACAGGGGTCACATAGGACGAGGATGGTTCGTGCCATCTAGCTTGCCTTTCGTTGGGAGCGCTCAACTAGCCGCATGGTTGAGATAAGCCGGATGGCGTCTCGGTGGGCCACGTCCAGTGACCCGGACCCCGGGGGGGCTTGGTAGCCATCGGGGTAGCTGTAGGAAGCGGACAGCCGATGCCCGGACACCGACAATTCTTGGGTCCGCTCGGTCCGGCAACGCTGGCAGCGCAACACCCGCACGAACGTAGATTCAGACGTCAGGGACGCCCGCCACGGCTTCCAAGAATGGCCAAAGTCCCGACACGTTAGGAACGCATCGGGTAGGGCTTCCGCCCAATCGGCCGTGTCTGGACTAAGCATCGGCTACCCCTTCCCGGGTGGACTTAAGTTGGGGGCAGTAAACCATCACCAATCCCCCGCCAGGGACTTAACAGACCGTGCCGTGATCAGGAATGCCCCCCGGGGGCCGTGGCGCATCCCTTCCAAGGTGCCATCCTTGATCATGGCTAGGACAGCGTGCCTAGACACCATGGGTGACCACGCGTCCACCAGCTCGTCCACCGTGAACCACACCCGGAAGCGGTCCGCCCGGACGTGGGGCGAGCTGTCCACCACGGCCACCGCCCCGGACTCACGGGCGGCCGGGGCGGCCGCCTGCCGTGCCCTGGCCGGTAGGGGCTCCACCCGGGCGTCCACCGGAATCCACCACCGGGACGACAGCCCTTGAGCTTCCCGGACCGCCCCCGGCAGGCGGTCCGCCGCCAGCCAACGCCGGACCGTGCGGTGGTCCACCCCCACTTGGTCCGCGTAGTCCGCTAGGGACACGTACGTCACATCATCAGTAGTTGTCATGGGCGTCATGGTACACCAGCGGACACGGTATGACGTTTGACTAGGACGTCATACCGTGCATCATGTGCCTACCCATGACGTAGACGTCTATGGCGTATCACCGTGCCCTAATGGACATAGGACACGTCAGGGGTGTCATGGGTGGGAGCTGGACCGGGCGGCCGCCGCGTGGCCGTGCTCAGCGTGCTTGGGGGACCCGGGACGGCCGGGACGCCCCCCACCACGCCAGGGACGCGGCCACCAGGGGGGCCACGGGTGCCCCGCCCCTACGGCGGTCCCACACCCACCCATCGGACACCTTGCGGGTGGTGGCCGCCTTGGCCGCTTCCGTCAGGTCCGCGTGCGGCCGGATGGCTACCTTGACCGCTAGCACGTCATCGTAAAACCCTTGGGCCGCAACGGTTAGATCGTTGACCGATGGGGTGATCATCTGTCGCTCTAGGCGGGCGGACACCACGTCATCGGCCACGGTGGCGGTGGCCGCGTACTTGTCCACCACCATCACGGCACGCCAGCGGGTGGCCAGCTCCATCAGACGCCCGGCCACCCATTCCGTCCCGGGCTTGGACTCCACCACTTCCAAAATGCCGGACCGGGTGGCGGCCACGATGGTGGACAGGGACCGATCCGGGGTGATGTCCGCCGCGAACGCCACCACGTGGTCATCGGCCGGGATCTCATCCCACCGGGTGCAGGCGGCCCACGCGTCCATGTCTATGGCGGACAGGGTGCCGGGCTCGGGGATGACCTGACGGCACCCGTAGGCGCGGGCGAACCCATCGGGACCTAGCCGGGATCGCTCCACGTGCAGGTAATCGGCGTCGATGGTCAAGCCCACGGCCGGGTGGTACATGGCCGCCACGTCCGGGTCCGTGGCGTCCATCCCGTCAGGTACGCCGTACTCGATCAACACCGGACCCACGGTGGCCGCCGCGTGGGCTTTACGGGCTTCCTGTAGGCGGGCGATTAGGAACCCTGACAGGTGGTCCCCGGCCGCCGACAACACCCACGTTTGGGCACCCGGGGCGGTTAGCGTCCGGGTGGCTTGGGTGGGGCCGATAGCTTGCATAAGGTCCGCCCCCCGTAGCTCATCATGTGCCCACGCTTCATCCACCATCACTAGGTCCGATTGGCGGCCGTGCAGGGCGTCCCGTTGCGGTGGAAAGACACGGACGATGGACCCGTTGTGTAGCCACTTGACGGCCGCTTGGCCTTGGGACCGGGACGCCACGAACCGTCCAGCGAACGGGGTTAGCAGGGGTAGGTGTTCGTTGACAAACCAGTCATGTGCGGCCATTCCGGTCTGCGCCGTGAAGTAAATGCGCGCGTCCGTGCGCATCAGGGCCACCGTGTGCATAGTGGGGGCCGTGACCGTAGTTTTGCCCCCTTGTCTCGGCACCATCAGGGTTACCGAGCTATGGCGCAGTAGCCCGGTGGCCCGGTCATATTCCATGGCCACGTCCACCGTGTGCCGTTGCCAGGGCATCAGTGGCCGCCCCATCCGGGCGGCCACTTTCGCCACCCGCCCCCCATAGGTGGGATACGCCGGGTCCCGGGGGGTAGTGATGCGGGGTCCCCGATGCTCAACCATCGTTTGGCCTTAAGCCAGGACGTACGGTATCCTGTCTTAAGTCAGGGTCGCTCAATACACCAACGAAAGGCACCACATCATGGCCAGCAAGACTCTCAAGCCCACCAACCCCGGTCCGGCCGTCGTCCACTTGGGCGCGGACCTGTCCCCGGCCGTTAAGGCCATCGAAACCGCTTACCGGATGATTGCCCGCCGCCACACGGACGTCCCCCCGGCCACCATCGTGGTTAAGCGGGACGCCACCGCGTGGGGCCACACCACGGTGGCCAAGGTGTGGGGGCCGCGCGGTGGCAAGCGGGCGGACCGTCTCGAAATTATGATCAGTGGTGAGAACCTGGCCCGGGGGGCGGAAGCTGTAGCCGCCACGTTGCTCCACGAAGCGGCCCACGCCCGGGACCTTGCTAACGGCATCCTTGACACGGACGTCAACGGCCGCCACAACCGCAAGTTTGCGGACTCGGCGGAATTGCTCGGCCTCACGGTTGAGCAATCCGGATGGATGGGGTGGACCAAGACCAGTATGACCAAGGAACAGGCCACCAAGTGGAAGCACATGATCGCCACCATTGCTAAGGGCTTGGACGCGTCCGCCAAGGCTCACACGGCGGTCAAGGTCAACCCCGTCACGGGCCGTCCGGTGGCCGTGCCCGGTGGCGCGAACATCACCCCGCCCCGCCGCCGTGGTGACCGCAACTTGATCAAGGCCACGTGCAAGTGTGGGGATTCCATCCGGGCGTCCCGGGGCGTGCTGGACCGCTGCCAGCCCACTTGCCAGGAATGCCGGACGCCGTTCCTGGCCATCCCGGCCGCCGCCAAGTCCACCGGGGCGGCCGCCGCCGATCCGCGCTAGGAAGCCCGCCCCGATGACCCCCCGCCGATCACGGCGGGGGGTCATTCGTCGTCCAGTAGCCCGGCCAAGGGGTCCGGTGCGGCGGGCTTGGCCGCTTCACGGCGGGCGGCCAGGTCCCGGTAGACCTCCCGTAGTTCCTTGGACACTTGGGACAGCCCGTAGGCGCGTTCGTTGGGGTTGTCCAGCCGGGACGCCAACGCGCACACGTGGGCAATCAGTAGGCCGTCATAGTCGGTGTCTAGGATGCCGTCCGCCACCATCCGGTCCAGCATGGCGGCCGCCGCGAGCTGGACGCGGCCCACGCCCGGGGCGGGTACCGGCAAATGGAACAGCTCGCCCGCCGCTGTCATCTCGTGATCACGCGCCATCGTCCACCACCTACGCCCAACGGGTACTGACTTACGCCAGCATAATGGGATGGGCGGAAAACGCTACCGTTCCGGGGGGAAATTAGTTAGCGAGTGAATCTCTCTTCTT